TGCATCCTCTGCGACAGGTAACTGCGGTGCATCCTCTGCGGCAGGTGACTACGGTGCATCCTCTGCGACAGGTAACTACGGTGCATCCTCTGCGACAGGTTACAAAGGTGCATCCTCTGCGACAGGTGACTACGGTGCATCCTCTGCGACAGGTAACTGCGGTGCATCCTCTGCGACAGGTTACAAAGGTGCATCCTCTGCCAATGATTCCGAGAGTGTTGCGGTTGCATGGGGATACAAAGGAAAAGCAATGGGTGTTCTTGGTTCTCATATTGTACTTGCAGAGTGGAAATACATCGGCAAAGAAGATGATGATAGATACGACAGATCAGAGCAGAAAGCATGGGAGTTTCTTGGTGCAAAGATGTTTCGGGTAGACGGTGAAAAAGTGAAGCCGGATACATGGTACAGATTGGAAAATGGTGAACTTATGGAGGTGGAAAATGAAGATTAAGAAAGAGACAGTCATTTCTGTTCTGACAACAAGCGGAGAAACAATCAATGCCGGTGACACCGTGATATTTAATTTTGATTACAAGTGTTGCGTGGGTGTGTACTTGGGACTTTCAGACCGTGGAGCCTTGAAATTCAAAGGCAAGATTGCTGATACGGATGTGACATTCCATGTGATGCCTAGAAGCATCAAGGAGATTTACAAAGCTGATGTGACGGTGCATCAGGGAGTTGCAAGTGGATTTATGAATGAGCCGGAAAGTGAGGAAGAATAAGATGGTAAAACGTAAATTTAAGGTTGGAGAAAGATACAAATGCGGAATGATTTTAGACAATGGTGCGGTAATTGAAATCACAGAAATCAGTGGTGGCACTGTTTTTTACAAAGATGTAGTTGGGGAAAGCATTGGTTTAAAACATTTCCAAATAGGTTCTATATTCTCTGCCGCTTTAGAAAAAGTAGACACAACTATTGTCATCTACCGAAATGACAACAAAGTAGTTGCGCTGGACAAGTCCACTGGCGAGAAAGCAGAAGCAAACTGCAATCCTGCTGATGAATTTGATTTCCGTACTGGTGCTAAGTTGGCTTTTAATCGGCTGATGGGCGAGGATGTGAAGCCTGATAACGGTGTACGGGAGGTGAAGAGAAAAGCTAAAGTCGGTGAGTACATCAAAATTGTGGATGCGAAACCTTTTCTTATACCATATGAAAACGGAGAGATTTTCAAAGTAACTTATGTTACAAAAAGCGGATGCATTTGTAAAAACTCTGAGGAACAGTTTGGTTTATGGCACGAAGAGTACGTTGTCCTTGAAAACTACAAACCGGAAGAGAAAGTGCAGGAACAGAATGACAGCGAAATCAATGTCGGTGACATGGTAGAGGTAACACGAAGAGGTGGTTGCTATTCAGCATACGATACATGGAGTGGACTTGGAAGTTATAGGCAAAATTTTGTTAAGGGAGTTTCTGTTGAAGACGGAATGGTTGCAAAGGTTTTGAACATTGCGAAGCATGACAGGATGCATAATTTTCGCCTTGCGCTTATTCAGAATCCAAAGACAACACAGGTATTCATCATCAAAATTGACGGCATCAAAAAAGTAGAAAGGTAGGTAGAAATATGGCAGAAGAAAAGAAGCAGGAAGTAATGACACAGGAAAAAGCAGAGGTAAAGGAAAGCAAGAATAAGGTTACAGATTACAGTCTTGGGATTTTTGGAACATCCGACAATTTTATTATGGCAATGCAGATGGCAAAGGCACTGGCTGATTCAACGATTGTTCCGCAGACATATCAGAAGAACCCGTCTAACTGCTTGATTGCTATTGAGTTAGCGCAAAGGCTTAGAGTTAGTCCACTGATGGTTATGCAGAATCTTTATGTGATACAAGGCAGACCGTCACAAAGCTCTAAATTTTTAATCGCAACTATTAACAATTCAAAGAAGTTTGACATGGAATTACAGTTTGACGAAACGAAAGATAAATCTGGGAAACCTTTTTCGTGCACTGCATGGACGATGAAAAATGGCAGGCGAATTGAGGGAATGACTGTAGACATGGATATGGCGAAAGATGAGGGATGGCTTAACAAAAATGGAAGTAAATGGAAAACCATGCCACAGTTAATGCTCCGTTACAGAGCAGCATCTTTCTTCTCAAGTCTGAATTGCCCGGAACTGACAATGGGATTGTACACAAAAGAGGAAATGCAGGACAACGATTTCAAGGAATATCCGATGGAATCCATTCAGGAACAGGTTCACAGGGAGATTCAGAATAACGCAAACGCTGTTGAATTTGAGGAAGTACCGCAGACACCGCAGACCGCAGAGACGGACATTGCCAGCGCAGAGACACCGGATTGCTTTAAGTAGGGAGGATGAAATATATGAAGAGGATATACAAAATTTTTGTTATTTCAGTAATGATGTTTGTAATGATGCTTTGTATTTGTAGTTGTAGCACCGCTGATACTGTGAATTACAATCTCAATAAAGAAGCTGACGAGTTCAATGTATACCGCAGAATCACGGTGACTAATGCAAGAACAGACATGATTATGTTGCAGGCAGAGGGGTATATGGCTCTTAGCAATAACTCTGCTAATGAACTTGTCGTTACATTTAAAACTGGGGAAAACCAGTATTATAAGGACTACATTTACTTGAACGACTGGACTTGCTATGTGATGGAACAGGTAGAACCGAAATCTACGGACAGATACCATTATGAATTAGTTTTTTACCCGGATCGGCTTATTCCGGATATTGAGATTAAGTAGGAGGTTGCCATGAGAGTTATATCGCAGGACGGAACGATTGATATGCCATATGAAATCAGTTCTTTAAGCATGGCAGTTGGGAAATATGAAGATGTTGAGCATGCGGCTATTTATTGCCACAACTCTTCGACAGCAATGGGAACAAAAATGGCTGAATACAGTTCCAAAGAAAAAGTACAGAAAGTTATGGAAATGCTTAGAGAACAGTACAAAAAATACGTTGGAGCTTCTGTTAATATATATGGCTGTTTTCAGTTTCCGGCAGAGGAAGAATTGGAGTAGCCTATGAAATACTATTGGGTTCGCATCTATGATTATAAGGTAGACGATGAACTGAAAGAGTTTACAGATGATAACATGTGGGATGCTCAAAAAGGTACTCTTCTTGATGAATATTATCTTTGCGGAGAGGATATGTCTCGTAGTGAAGCAAAGGACGAAGTAAAGAAGAAAAGCAGTATTTCAAGGTTTGCAAAGCCAAGAAAAGGTAGCGGAATATATGCTCTGGTTATGGACAGCAACCAATTCTTCTATGATCGATTCAATATTGAAGTTGATACAATCTGTTTTAACTGCCATAAGTCGATCAAAGGAAAGCAAAAGGACTTTCCATACATTACGGCAGATGGTGGGGAAAAATATTACTTTTGTTCTTATGATTGCCGAGCAAAAACCAGTAGCAAAATCAATCCCTACTACGAAGGAGAATTTCAAACCAGAGAGGGATATGAGAGTAACGGTGGCGTATATGGATATATTTACCATATTTATAACAGAAAGACCAATATGCACTATATAGGACAAACGGTATATATGCCATTTTTCCGGTGGCAGGAACACGTTAAGAGCGGTTTGAAAGGTAATATTACAGACCTTGTATTTGAGACCATTACAGAGGTTCGTGTTAAATCACAAGAGTATCTAAACAATATTGAAGCATGGTGGATTCGGAAATACATTGATGAATATGGAAGAAATCATGTTATGAACATTACAGTTCCAAAGATAACTCTTGAAGATTTAGCAGTGGAGTATTCAAAGATTGTTTCGGGTCAGCTAAGTCTTGAAAGAGAGGTGATGCAGGAGTGAAACTTAAAGTTTTAGGCTCCGGTTCTTCCGGTAACTGCTATCTTCTAACGGCAGATAACGGTGAAACACTCTTACTGGATGCAGGACTTCCTATCATGGACATAAAACGTGGTCTTAACTGGAATATTAAGTGTGTTGTGGGTGCGATATGCACCCATGCGCACAAAGACCACTCATTATCCGTATCAGACCTTGAACACATTGGAATACCAGTATTTAAGCCATATGATAGTTTAGAACCTATGGAAATAGGGTTTACTGGTGGAAAAATAATGGCATTTGATTTGACAACACTGGACGGCAAATGGACACACACGAATGCAGATGGTACGGAATGCCCTTGTTACGGATTTTTGATTACTCACCCGGAAATTGGAAAATTGCTTTATGTAACTGACACGGAATTTGTTAAGTGGCGGTTCCATGAAGTAAACCACATCCTTATTTCATGCAACTATCAGAAGAAGTACATTACAGAGGATTCCAACGATGCTAAGAAATCCCATGTGTACCGTGGTCATATGGAACTGGAAACGGTAAAAGAATTTGTCGTTGCGAACAAATCAGATGCCTTGCAGAACGTCATATTGTGCCATTTAAGCCGAGATAATGCAGAACCCAGTGAATGTGTCGAAGAGGTCAAAAAGATTGCTCCATTGGCGAATGTGGACTATGCGGCAGCAGGCAAGGAATGGATTTTAAGGAATGGAAAGGAGTGTCCGTTTTGAGTAAAAGAGTATTAGATGCTTGCTGTGGTAGCCGGATGTTTTGGTTTGATAGGCAGAATCCGGATGTCATATTTGCAGACAACCGGGAATTGGAAACCACTTTATGTGACGGAAGAAAACTTCTTGTTAAGCCTGACATAAAAATGGATTTTCGTAATATGCCGTATGAAGATAACAGCTTCAAAGTGGTTGTTTTTGACCCTCCACATTTGATTCATGCCGGTACAGGATCATGGCTCCGGCAGAAATACGGAGTGCTCCCGGCAGATTGGCCAACGTACCTAAAAAAAGGTTTTGATGAATGTATGAGAGTTTTAGAGCCGGACGGACTACTGATATTCAAATGGAACGAACAACAGATACCTTTTTCAAAGGTTCTGAAAATATTTGAGGAAAAGCCGTTACTTGGAGACCAAAGAGGTATGACAAGATGGGTAGTTTTTATGAAGTGATTAAAAAGGAGAAGTGTGTATGAGTGGTGGAAGTTTTGACTATTTGTGCTACAAAGATGTTCCGGAACTGATGAGCAGTTCAAGCATTGCGAACCTTGAAAGCATGGTTCAGCACTTGCAGGAGTACGGTTACGAGGACATAGCACGAGATACACAGCGGTTGATTGAGTATATCAGGTCGGCAAGTATCAGAATTGAGGTTTTGAGTGAGAATCTTAACGATGTTTTTCATGCGGTAGAGTGGCATGAGAGCGGAGATTTTGACAGAGAAATCATGATTGCAGAACTGGAAAAGTACAGAAAAGGTGGTGCGAATGGCTGACACATTTTATAGACCACTTACACCACAATTAAGAAGTGAAATAATGCAGAGCATTGATTCTAACATATCCGAACTGAATACCTGTAAAAACAATGCTTTAGTCAATATGCAAAAAACAGGATATGGGGCATTGAGAAATATTATAAATGCCTTGCCGGACGGATATTTGATTCCATTTGAAAGGCGGTGATTCGGTTGGCTGATTGGAAGAATATAGCAAAAGCAAAATCCATAGAGAGAAAGAATCGTGAAAGAATACTGGCAGTCAATCCACATGTGGACGATGGAAGTGGAATTTACTTTCTGACAAGAACAGACGAGGATGGTTTTCGTTTTGCGTATGTTGGTCAGGCGGTACACCTACTCCAAAGACTGGCAGGGCATCTTAATGGATACCAGCACATTGATTTATCCATGAAGAGCCACGGATTGTATTCTGCGGAGAACATACACGGTTGGAAAATCGGATTCCTACATTATCCGGTAGAAGAACTGGACAAGTGGGAGCAGTACTGGATTAAGCGTTATGCGGACGAGGGTTATCAGCTTCGCAACAAAACAGCCGGTGGTCAAGGTGATGGAAAGAAGCAGATCGCAGAGTACCGACCGGGAAAAGGTTACCGTGATGGACTGGCGCAAGGCAGAATCAACCTTGCAAGGGAACTGTCGAACATTGCCGACAAGCATTTGGTCATCAGTTTGAAGCCTGAGAAGCAGAACAATTCAGTTTCACAGAAACAGTATCAGAAGTTTATGGAACTTTTGCATGGAGAAAAGGACGGTGAAAGTAATGAATAAAACAGACTATGAAGTACTTTTACAATACGTTGAAGAAACTAACAAGGAGTTTTATGAATCTCTTTCTACTCAAAAACAAATTATGTATCTTTGCTATCAATATGGAACTGAATCTTTTAAAAAGTACTTGTTTAAGTATAGATTTCAGCAAGTCTGCAATAAATTAAAGGAGTTTTTCAGAAAATGGTGAAATACGAAGATGAATGCTGCGGATGTGCCACTGAAAGAACTTGAAAATCACAGAACTTGGAGGTGATACATAAAATGCCAAAACGATATGACAATCCGCAGGAAATTTTGAAAATCATGCGGCAGACAGAACTTTTGAAGCAGTCTGCGGAAAGAAGTCCATTCACCGGAATACTGACACTGTTCTGCTATACCTTGTGGAAAGACTACAAGTACTCACAGACGAGACTTTCCGACTTCTGCGGTAAATTCACCGAGTACAACGAAAAGTACGAGAATGAGCCTTATACGGAGTTACAGAGCAGGCTTATGGACTATGCGGACTGGACGATTGAGTACAAGGAATTTACCGAAGCTGATTATCCACATTACAAGTCGGTTGTAGCGCAGAAATGCATCAGGGAACAGGTCAGATGTAACAACCTTATCAATGAGTTGTCCACAAGGTACATCCTATATGGAATGGTAATTCTTATGGAAGATGGATTCGGTAAGAAGAAGCTGACGAATTTCAAGGATAAGTTTTCTGACCACATGGACAAAGCCGGAGACAAGTGCAACGGAAAGGATTTCATGGACTTGTGGAGAGAACTGGTGGAAAACACCGGTATCTATATTGAGAAGCCTATTTTTGAGTAAGGAGTTCTAAATGGCAGAAAAACGAATGTTCAGCGCAAAAATAATTGAGAGTGATGCTTTTTTGGATATTCCTGCTACGGCTCAAATGCTTTATTTTCACATCTGCATGAACGCTGACGATGACGGATTCGTGAATAACCCCCGGAAAATCATAAGGATGTGTGGTGCTTCAGAAGATGATTTGAAAGCGTTGATAGACAACAGATTCCTGTTATCTTTCGATAGTGGTGTAGTATTGGTAAAGCACTGGCGCATTCACAACTACATTCCACCGGATCGTTACAAGCCGTCATGCTATGTGGATGAAAAAAGCAAAATAGGTTTGAAACTAAACGGATCCTACACAACAGATCCTAAAAAGATGGTTTCCCCAGTAGAGGGAAATCCAAAGAAAAATTGCTACGACAAAGAAATCAAACTTGATAAGAGGTGATATAAATGCAGATGACAGGTTATGAATTGTTGGCGAATTACGAAAAAGCAGAGGACAAAGATAAGCAGATTCAGATTCTTGCGGATTTGAACCACATTCCGGTTGATATGGTGTGTTTCGTGATTGACAACAGCGAGAAATTCGATGTTTCAGAAACACCATTGTCCGCAGAAGAATTTGCAAAGTGGTGTGAGACGGAACTTGACCGTGTGGATGCTAATATCCATGCACAGGAAAAATATTACAGAGAAATTTGCAATGTATACAGAATCGCAAGTACATACGGAAAAAGGAGTGTAGCTGTATGAGAGAGGGAACAGGAAACTTTCAGAACGGTGACTTACTCTACATGGCTACACATCCGGTTGCTGATGCTATTAGAATCGGACGAACGAAGCCGTATGAGTGCAGCTATCCAGTGATGGTGGAGAGACCGAGGATCAAGGAAAGGAGCAAGGATGGAGAGACTGACAGAAAGAAAAAGAAATTTTAATGGCACTGCTATGAGCAAAAAGTCAATGATAGACAGAGAAGGATATCCTGCGGTAAGTGATTATGCATCAAAAGTACTTACAAAATTAGCAGATTATGAGGATGCCGAAGAGCAGGGATTGCTACTGCGGTTGCCGTGCAAGGTGGGAGATAAATTATATCGTATAACTCCATATGCAAAAGAACCGATTATTACAACACACGTTTTACAAATAAATATCAAGCAGTTTTTCAATGAAAAAATAATTGTAAGAATTGATGTCATGGATAAAATGGGTGAAAGTTGTTATTTCTTAGATGATATAGGTAAAAAAGTATTCTTATCGAGAGCGGAAGCCGAAGCCAAGCTGGCAGAAATGGAAGGTGCGGAATGAAGAGAGAAGAAGCTATTTACTGCTTAAAGGCTCAGAGTGAACGGTACTCAGAGGTTTGTGAAGAATGTCCTATGTACGGACAAACTGGAGTAGATCATTGCTGTGAGAATGCATTACAAATGGCAATCAACGCCTTGGAGAATCAGCCGGTGTGGATTCCGGTAAGCGAGAGACTGCCGGAAGAATCTCTTAATAGCGTAATTGGATGGGATACATATCGAAACCGTTGTTGCTTTGTACAATATTTGGGAGGACGGTTTGTCCTCGGTGATGACATTGATAGCGTAAATGTCACAGCTTGGATGCCACTGCCGGAGCCGTACCGGGAAAGTGAACCACATAAGCAGACCAAAGCAGATGAAATCCGTAGCATGACGGACGAGGAACTGGCAGCATTTATTATAAATTTTGACAACCGTTTTGGTGAGGAATATGAGGGAGAACAGAGTTGTCTGTCATGGTTACAGAAAGAAAGCGAGGAACAATGATGAAAAGAATTATTGGCGAAAGTATTGACCGAAAATTTGAAAAAATAGGATTTACAAAAGTCCAGGACGACGAATATGCCGTCGAGTACAACCGGTACGAAACGAAACATAAATTCTTACACTGCTTAAGAATTGTGAGCAAAACTTCTGGAAGACACATAGTTCAATCATACGATCCGGATTTGATAGATACGAAGAAGATTGGATGTACAGCGGTTGGACTTACATCGTACGAAATGATGCTTTGTGTGCTGAAAATGTGGTCTAAAGGTTGGAAAAGTAAGTGAGGTGAAATAATGAAATCAGTAAAAATCGAACTTGTTGACGGATATTTTATCGAGGTGGACGAACTGAACCACACTCTTAAGCAGAGATACCAGGGAGAGACCAAGGATGGCGAGAAAAAGTCTGCGGAGAGAATCATAGGATATTATCCCAGTGTCAGAGCGTGTGTGGAACGCATTGTAAAGCTTATTCCGCTTGATGAAAACGATGGCAAGGTAATTTCTATGCGAGAGTATGTTGACGAGGTTGAAAAAGCCTTTAAGAGAGTTTCCGAGTTGAAGTTGTAGGAGGGATGAGGATGCAGGATAGATATTTATTCAAAGCAAAAACGGCAAGAATTGTTGACACGTATAATAACGCTGAAGACGGAGTATGGGTAAAAGGAAGTTTAAAAAAAGATTGTGAAAAATACACAATATTTCAATTTGAATTTGATAGGGCAGATTATGTTCCTTACGAAGTAGATCCAGAGACTATCTGCCAATGCACAGGCGTGAAAGACAAGAACGGTAATCTGATTTGGGAGAATGACATTGTTGCTTACTGGGATTCATACAGTACAGAAAGCGGACTGGCAGAAGCAGATTGCATCGGTAAAGTCGTATGGGATGATGAAACAATTTCCTTCCAAGTGACAAACAGATTATCTGCTGAAAGCTATGAAGTTTTAGGTGATGAATGTTCAGTGATTGGGAATGTATTTGACAATCCGGAACTGTTGGAGGAGTAGCCATGACGGAGAATGAAGCACTCAAAAGCGCATTGAAAAAAGTAATAGCACAGGAAAAATCTAATTGGGGATATATAGAAAACTTTGATGTTGACGAGAATTGGGCGGTAAGAACAGCTATTGAACAAGTGCAGCAGTACCGCCAGATCGGCACACTGGAAGAATGCTTGCGAAATAAGGATTTCTTGGATTTTCTTTCGGACAAAATGAACCCAAATGATTTTGAAATATACTTGCGCTTATACAATGCGTTGAAAGAAAAGGGGTGTGAATAATGAGTGAAGAACTGAAACAATGCCCGTTCTGCGGCGCGGAAGCAAAAATTAAAGCAGCTACAAAATCTTACAGTTTTACCATTTGGTGCGCATGTAAATGCGGTGCAAGGACAGAGGGATTTTGCCCGGACACAAACAAAGAGGATGACACTATGGAGAATATCGAGGAATGTAAGAAAAGAGCCATAGAAGCATGGAACAGGAGGGCGAACGATGAGACTGATTTATGCGAGCGAATTGAAGGATTTTTTCTTTTCAGAGACAAGTGGTACAGAAGAAATCATTCACGATTTAATGCAAAAACATGGGTTAAATTATGACAATGGCATAAACGAAGATACAGTTATGTATTTTGCAATAGATTTTCTGGAAAGAGTGCAGAATGTCATTGATACACAGCCGACCGCCTACGATCCGGACAAGGTTGTAGATCAGTTAAACGACAAGTTCAGAGTCGTGCGAACTGATGAAGACTTGGAATGGAACAGGGCAATGGATGAAGCAATTACAATCGTGAACGGAGGTGGAGTAGATGGCAATTAAGCCGATTTTATTCAATACAGAGATGGTGAGGGCAATTCTGGACGGACGGAAGACCTGCACCCGGCGTATATGCAAAGATGCAAATGAGTATACCGTACCGGATATGGATTTTTACAATGCTGACAGGCGGACTTATGCAGTACATAACTTTGCTGATAAGGAGCAGATGGAACAGTTAAGTACAGTGGAGAGAACCTGTCCTATCTGTCCAGGCGATATCTTGTATGTACGGGAAACATGGGAACATTTTGATTGTTGTTGTTGCGAGGGAGACGAACATGGAAATTGTTACCAAGAACCACAACAGAACGTCTTGAATAAAAGCTATGGCTGTTATATGTACCGGGCAACAGATGAAATATATGGAGATGCAAGGTGGCACCCATCTATCCATATGCCGAAAGAAGCGGCTCGTATCTGGCTTAAAGTTACGGATGTGAGGGTGGAGCGGTTGCAGGATGTCACAGAGGAACAAGCATGCATGGAGGGCACAGACCCTTGGGATGAAGCATGCTACGAAAACAATGGATGGTATCCAACGTTTTCGGACCCAGATAGTGGTGGAGACCCTAATATGATCGATGGATTTCATAAACTTTGGAACTCCACCATAAAGAAGTCCGACATTGACCGATACGGCTGGGATGCTAATCCGTGGGTGTGTGTAATTGAATTTGAACGGTGTGAGAAGCCGAAAGGAGTGTGATGCAGATGGGAAAAATTAGTAAACAGACCTTTGTTGTGGAAGTGGTAACAGACAAAGAAATATTCGAAGGATGGCTTGAAGAGAAAATCCAAGAAATCTATTGCATGGCAGTTGATGATTTCAAGGAAAAGGCTATAGAAGCATTTGCAAGATTCGATGCATTACATGGCTATCCTTCTGTTGCTGATTGCGATGATATTTTGAATGATGTTGCTACTGATATAAAGGAGCGTGATGCAGATGGAACCCATTGATTATACCGCCCTGTATGCCGAGAATGAGGACTTTAAGCGGTACGTTGACAGATACTGCGTAAAGCACAGAATCAGCGTTGCAGAAGCCTTACAGCACTATCTGGTGCAGATGGCGGGCAGGATGTACAAGGAACAAGCAGAAACGATAGTTAGATAAAACCAAGAAAGGAGCCGAGACTCTGGCCAGAGTGAAGCATATGCGGTCTCCTTGAAAAAAATGAAAAAATTAAAATGTGAGATTTACAGAGATTCAATGCAGAACTATAAGAAATATGCCATACCTCCGGCACAGCTTATCATTGCCGATGTCCCGTATAATGTCGGCAAGAATTTCTACGGCAGTAACCCTATGTGGTACAACGGTGGGGATAACAAGAACGGTGAAAGCAAACTTGCAGGAAAGGCAGCATTCAATTCTGATTTCAACTTCAATCTGTATGAGTATTTCCATTTCTGCTCAAAGATGCTGAAAAAGGAAGACAAGAATAGCGTTACCAGGGGAAGAAGTAGCAACAGTCCTTGCATGATCGTGTTCTGCTCTTTTGAACAGATGTCTACGCTGATTGATGCCGCCTATAAGCATGGATTCGTCCATTACATACCGTTGGTATTTGTAAAAAATTACAGCCCGCAGGTGCTTAAGGCAAATATGCGTGTGGTTGGTGCTACTGAATATGCTCTTGTGTTCTACCGTGACAAGCTGCCGAAGTTCCGGAACGGTGCAAGGGTTGACGAGGACGGAAAGACGATCCGTGGCACTGGGAAAATGATTTTTAACTGGTTCAGTTGGGAGAAAGACGGAAAAGATATTCCGAAAATCCATCCGGCACAGAAGCCTGTAGCAGTCCTTAAAAAGCTGATTGAGATTTTTACAGATCCAGGTGATGTAGTGATTGATCCTTGCTGTGGTAGCGGTAGTACCTTAAGAGCAGCCGCAGAGATCGGGAGAAGTGCATTCGGATTTGAGATTGACCGCAACTTCTATCAGAGAGCAAAGAATGAGATGATTGTCTTTGAAAGAGATAATCAGATTAGTTTTGATGATATTCCGGGGGTGATGCCGTAATGGATTTTGGATATTACAACATGGATTGCATGGATGGAATGAAAGAGTTCCCGGATGATTACTTTGACATTGCGATTGTGGATCCACCGTATGGAATTGGAGAAAATGGGGATAAAAACCATACAAGAGGTTGCCTGGCAAAAGCAAAGGATTACAAGAGTTTTAGCGGAATGGATATAAATCCACCAAACGAAAAATATTTCGATGAACTGTTTAGAGTGTCAAAAAATCAGATTATTTTTGGGGCAAATCATTTTATAAGCAAAATGCCGTTTGATAGTAGTTGTTGGATTGTTTGGGATAAAGATAATGGAAATACTGATTTTGCTGATTGTGAACTTGCATGGACTTCGTTCAGTACTGCAGTAAGGAAGATTAAATATAGGTGGAACGGAATGCTTCAGCAAAATATGAAACACAAAGAAAACCGTATTCATCCTACACAAAAACCGGTAGCACTATATGAATGGATCCTGAACCGCTATGCAAAGCCCGGAGACATTATCTTGGACACACATGTAGGAAGTGCCAGCAGCTTGATAGCCTGTTACAGAACCAACCATCCATATGTTGCATTTGAACTGGACAAGCATTATTATGATTTGTCCAAAAAGAGATTAGATGCAGAAATGGCACAAATGCGATTCTCTGATTTTATGCCGGAGGTGATGGCATGAAAAATAACATTATCATTGACTGCTTTGCCGGTGGCGGCGGAGCAAGCGTAGGAAGTGAAATCAGGAACTAAAAAGTGAAATAGTAACTCAAAATTTGAGTTAAAAAGTGAAAAATTTAATTAAAAATTTGAGTTTCTATTTGAGTTCCCACTCAACAACTCAAAAGCAAGTTAAAATTCCCCGGTAACACGGGGGAGAAATTGAACTACCGAGGAAAATTCGGTAGTATGGCAAGTTAAAAGGTGGCGAAAATTATGACTATAAATGCAAAATGTAATGACTGTGAGGAACCTACAAAATATGTGGTTGGCTTTTTCGATGGCAAGAATGGAATCCACGGTTGCCTTTATGATTGCCACAACGAGGAATGCACAATAAAGCAAATAATGGAAGCATCTGCATCGAAAGATATTCAGGAAATGGCAAGAATACAGTTAGCCAACGGAGACAAAGGGATGTACGCAGGCTATATTGCAGCACTAAGAAGAGATGCAAAAGTGTCCATGTTTAAGATGGCACAGATTGCCGGATGCGATCCTGCGGAATATAGTGCGTACGAGCACGAGCGGAAAGAGTTCGATCCGAAAGTGTATCAAAGATGCAAAGAGTACCTGAATACGGTGAGAAATTGAGTATGTAACTTAGGAGTTTCTTTGGGAGAATGAAGGCAGTGAAAATGTCAGACATTACAGAAATTATCAATATTATAGAAAAATCATGGGGAGTGAATTCTATTGGTAGTCCTTTCGGTTCATGCACAGAAAAATTTGCGAATGAAAAGATGATAGAAATTGCCAATAAAAATAATTTCCCTGATGATGTACTTAAATTGATTAAAGCTAATCCGATTAAGTTTCATAAATATCAGAAATTTGACAATGGGCGTGGCATAGGTAGATACTATGCAAATTTGGTAAGACAAATAAATTAGGAGAATACATGAAAGTAAAAAATGAAGAAGTCAGATATTATCAGCCAAGATTTAAAAGGTGGATTGACTCTACTAAATGGGATTCAATTGCCGAAAGATTACCAGATGAAAATATATCTATAATAACACAAGTAATGAATGCTGAAAAAGATGGAGATTGCAGTTGGCTTATCTGGAAATGCTGCGATCATGTACTCGATAATATAAGGGCAATAGCAAAGAAAATGGATAGGGTAACTTAGGATTTAGAAAAGGAGCGGAATATGGAAAAAATAAAAGTAAGTGAAATCGAGATAATTGTCACTGGAAAAAAAGAAAAACCTTATTTTGAAATAAAATACAGAGAGGTAGGAAAGCGACATTACAATATTGGTTTCAGTTCATACAACCTGGATTATGTCTTCGACTGGAAAGAAAAGAGTTTCGAGGTGATTAAGCCAAAAAAGAATATCTTTAGAAAATTATTTAGGATTTAGTGGAGGTAGCGGAAATGTGTGATCTTAAGTGGGTAGAAGTTGATCCAGAACAGAATGACTGGGAAATACAATATGATGTAGTTGCCTATGATGGTAATGTCACCATAGGCAGTATCGTGTACTGTGGATCAGAAATAGGCTGGCAGTCGGTTATAGAGGGACATATGGATTATTTGGCAGCAGAAACACTGGCAGAAGCCAAGGATGAAATGATTTGTGCATTGGAAAGTCATTGCGATGATCAAATAAACTATTATAAGGATCTGCAAGAAAGCATTGATGATTTGAACTGAAATATTAGGATTTAGTGGAGGGACAATGAAACGAGGAGAAATAACACGGTTCCTGGGAGATCTGTTGGTCACTGATCGGCTTTGCAAAAGAGGAAAGTATTACGCAAGCGAAGTGAGCATAGACTACGGAACAAGTGATGTTAAAAGAGTTGATTTCATGCAATTTGAGCCTTCTGGAGTAACTGCAATCAGTGCGATAGAAAAAGGGATATTCACTTGCTATGAAATCAAGAGCTGCAAAGAGGATGTATTTAGTGGGAACGGATTGAATTTTCTGGGAGAAAAGAATTATATAGTTACTACTATGGATTGCTATAAAAACATCCAAGAGGATTTAAGAAACGGAAAGCTGGCTAAGCATATTCGAGAATGCAATCCAAACTCTTCACTATACTACGGGATAATGGTTGCAATACCGGAATATAGAGATCCTGCGGATGAATACGAGAATCCTACGCCACTGGATACAAATACGGGGTGGAAGCTTGAAATAATAATACCATGCAGACAAGGAGAGCGAAAAAGATCCATAACAGAGATGCTATTTTATATGCTAAGGAGTGGGCATTAACTTAAGCTAAACTGAAATTTAGAAAAGGAGACTGGCTTATGAAGTTGTCAAAACTGACTAAGCCAGAACTTGAAGAAATCTTCCGGAACGCCAATTTCACGGAAGAGGAAGAGAAAGTGTTTAAAATGCTTTCTTGCGGAAAAACTATTACAGAAACAGCACAAAAAATTAATGTATGTGAAAGAACGGTCAACAGAATATCGAAAAAGGTTTATGAAAAAATAAACAGACTGGAGGTAAAAAATGGTTAGAGTTACACAAGACGGCAAAGATGTTGATATTGAAGATGTTTCTCTGCCAAAAGAAATTATTGAGATTATAGCATCCATATGCTGTTGACACCATTGTAAAAAGGCTTTAGAATGTGTCGTATGTATGATAAATACGGCACATTCTTTATATATTGAAAGGAGTGTAAATAAAATGGAATGTGTCGCATATATGCGTGTTTCCACGGAAAAACAGGCAGAAGAAGGCAACGGTCTTGATAGTCAAAAAAGAGACATAGAGCTTTTTTGCCGGAAAAATGAACTGGTTGTATCTGACTGGTATGTTGATGATGGATATACCGGAGCAAATATGGATAGACCGGAACTGCAAAGACTTATTAACGACTGCATAAAAAAACGTGTTAAATGTGTTGTTGCGTTCAAATTAGACAGGCTTTCAAGAAGTATGATCGATGGTTTGTACATAATTGAAAGAGTTTTTCAACCAAACCAAGTGTTATTCAAATGTGTCCATGACAGTGTAAGTTATGACAGTCCTATGGAGCAGGCATACACACAGATGATGGCTGTTTTTGCACAACTTGACAAAAATACTATGATGCTTCGTATGCGTGGCGGTATGTTGGAGCGAATCAAACAAGGTTACTGGATTGGTGGTGCTAATACTCCGTATTGCTATAATTATAGTAAGGAGAAAGGAATACTCATTCCTATACCAGAACGTAAGGAACAAGCAAACAGAGCACTTGATATGTTTATTGGTGGTTATTCTGATTTATATATCAAGGAATCATTAGGATTTCACAGTGAGGTACTTGTCAGGAATGTGCTTACCGGAGTTGTCAATATAGGTATGATCCCATATAAAGGGAATGTATATCAAGGACTTCATGAACCTATTTTTGATAAAGAAAGGTTTGAACTTGCACAGGAAATCAGAAAATCACGTAGGAAAAACAAAACTGCTTGTCATACGGATGCCAACTTGTTAACAGGATTGTGCTATTGTGGTGTGTGTGGATGCAAGATGCGGTATCAGAAGTGGACGCACGGAAAGCATAAAATATATTGCTGTTCTCGTGATAAAGCAATGAAGTATTTGCCTAATTTCAATCCAGACTGTAACAATTCTTTGGAATGGGCTGCTGATATTGAAAAACAGGTAGAAAGTGAAATTTTAAAAATATCCTTAAATCTTTCAGAGTGTAAGCCTATTGAAAAGCAAAGCAAACTTGAAATAATGCAGTCACAATTTGAAAAAGAACAGGTGAAATTAAAAAGGCTATATGTTCTTTATTCCGATGGAAATGACACAGTTTTAGAAATGATTAAGAACACTGAAAAAAGCATTTCTGAAATGAAAGTAAAGATAACTGAGGAAGAAAAAAACGAAAGAAACAGTCAGAAGAAAGAAGTTGTTTACGAGAACATAAAAAAACTTGCCGATGTGTGGGCGCATATCGACAAGAAAGAGAAAAACAATATATTAAAAAGCATAATATCAAGGATTGTGATTGTCAATGGTGATGTTGAAATTCAATTAAAGAATTTTTAGCAGAACCTATTGTTATCGGAGTGGCAATAGGATGTGCTAATGCCGTATTTATCATACTTTTAAAACTGCATATTTTTTTGCTTGTCGCAAAAGTGTCGTATATGTGTCACTATATGCGACTTTTTTTATGCCAAAATTTAAGCATAAGGAGGGATGACCTTATGGGAAAATTCAAATTTTCTGATGAAACACTGGAACATATATTCAGCAAAGAACGTACAAGGGAAGTGCCGATTAAGTATCAATCAATCATGGTTCATGTGATCGAGGAAGTTTTAGGAGAAACGGGTAATGCTTATGAATTTCAGTCCGTTGGGACTTATGAACAAGCCGACATATCAGACACTTGATGAAGTTGAAATTGCGAAACAGATAGAATCAATGGAAGAAAGGGAGAATAGCCATGCCACAGCCGATTATGAATCCGAACTATTTCAATCCGCAGTATAGAACACCTATGTACGGACAGTTTATGCCACAGCAGGAACAGTTCCAGCCACAGCAGTTTATGCAACAGCCACAGCAAAACGCAGTACAGATGTACGGTCGTATTGTACCGGCACAAGAATGCATAGCACCGAATGAGGTTCCTATGGATGGCAACACAGCTTTCTTCCCCAAGCAGGACCTGTCGGAGATCTATGCTAAATCCTGGGGAGCAGATGGGAAAATCTATACAAGGCTCTACAAGCCTGTTTTAGATGCAGACCCTAATAGTTTACCGTCTGACACAGAAAAGGCGAAATTTGACCTATCAGACGAAGCCACAGCGGTATTTATGAAGCGTTTCGATGAACTGGAGCAAAAGATTGAGCAGTTGAAATCTTCGCAATCGCAAAGAAAAACTCCACAATCGCAAAGAAAGGATGATGCAGAATGAATATGATGAATCCTATGCAGATGCTTAGAGGAATGGGAAGTCCCCGGCAGTTTATCCAAAATATGATGGGGAACAGCCAGATCATGTCTAACCCTATGGCTAAAAATATAATGGGTATGGCTCAAAAAGGAGATTTTGCCGGAGTAGAGCAGTTAGGAAGAAATATTGCCAAGGAACGTGGTATGGATTTTGATTCAGAATTTGAAAAATTCAAGCGTCAATTTCCCATGAAGTAGATACTAAATTCTTGCAAGATTAAGTATAAAAAATCTTATATGGAGGTAAAAATTATGTTTGAGAGTAACAATACTCCCTTTACCATGCCTGTTATGCCTGCCAACAGCGGATACGGAAACAACGGTGCATGGGGTGACGATGGTGCATGGTGGATTATTATTTTTGTCCTTTTCTTTGCTTTTGGCGGTTGGGGCGGTAATGGATGGGGCGGTAATGGCTCTAATTCCAGTTACTACACCGATTCTGCACTGCAAAGAGGGTTCGACACCCAGTCTATCATCGGTAAACTGGACGGAATCAACAACGGTCTGTGTGACGGATTTTACGCTGTAAACAACGGTATGCTTACCGGATTCAATGGCGTAAATACCAACATTTTACAGACTGGCTATGGCATCCAACAGGCTATCAATGCCGACACCGTAGCAGGAATGCAGAATGCTAATGCTTTACAGGCACAGTTAGCGCAGTGCTGCTGCGATACCCGTGAAGCTATCCAGGGTGTAAACTACAATATGGCAACGAATACTTGCGCATTGCAGAACACCATGAATAACAACACTCGTGATATTATCGACAGCCAGAATGCCGGTACAAGAGCAATCCTTGACTACTTATGTCAGGATAAGATCGCTACTCTGCAGGCAGAGAACAACGATCTGCGCAGAGCCGCTTCTCAGGATCGTCAGAATGCTCTTCTGACCACTGCCATGAGTGCACAGGCACAGCAGATCATCAACGCTGTGAACCCTACACCCATTCCTGCATACCAAGTTCCCAACCCTAACGTATATTACGGATGCGGATGTAACACTGGTTGCGGATGCTAAAACTGCATATCGAGTAACTTAACCTTAAGGTTATGTCTGCTATGCAGAATTACTGACAACATGGGGCAGACTATATGGTTTGCCCCTTTGATTTTGAAAGAGAGGTATTTATTATGGCTGAATATACAGCAGTAGCATTACAGACTGTGGCAGCAGGAGCGGACGTTGCTTTTACCGAAACTGCCGTAAATGGAAGTGGTTGTATCACTCACAGAGAGGGATCCGGAATTGTAAAGTTAAGAGGTATCACTAATCAGTGCCGTGCAAGATTCCTTGTAAGTTATTCCGGCAACATTCAGATTCCCACTGGTGGAACTGTTGAGGAAATTTCCCTTGCGCTGGCAGTAGACAGGGAACCTTTACAGTCCACAAGAATGATTGTAACTCCGGCAGCAGCAGAGAATTTACAGAATGTTAGTTCACAAGCATATATTGACGTTCCAAGATGCTGTTGTTCAACAGTTTCGGTAATGAATACATCAAGTCAGGCAGTAGAGGTTCAGAACTCTAATTTAATCGTTATTAGGCAGGCTTGACAAGTATTCTTTAATAAGTCTTTCCAGTATTGCTGATACAGGAAGGTGTTCTTTGATTGCTTGAATTTTAATCTTTTTCAGTAATTCGCTTTCCATTGTTGTTGTGAATTTGATTTTTGACATTTTAAGACCTCCTTTTTAAGTGTATTCTACCATAAATACGTATTGACGTAAAGTTATAAAATTGATATAATATACGTAAAATGGTATATACGTATAAAGGAGATTGGGAAATGGCTTTTAAGAAAGGAAATACACCATATAATTTTGATGATTTGACAGGAAAAATATTTAACCGCCTGACAGTTGTTGAAAGAGTATATAAGGAGAACACCAAAAAGACATATTGGAAATGTAAGTGTTCTTGTGGAAAAGAAACAATTGTTGAAAGCTCAAAAATCAAAGGTGGATACACCAAGAGTTGCGGATGCCTTAATGAAGAAAACAGAAAGCACCATGTAGAAGAATTAACTACACACAAAATGAGCGGTACTAAATTATTTAAAATTTGGTGTTCTATGAGAAAAAGATGCGAAAACGAAAAAGAAACGGCATATATGTGGTATGGTGGCAGAGGCATTAAGGTCTGTTCGGAATGGAAAGGTGAAAATGGATTTCAAAATTTTTATAACTGGTCTGTAAAGAATGGTTATAAAAATGGATTGTCCATAGATAGAATAGATTTTAACGGAAACTATGAACCATCAAATTGCCGTTGGATTACGCAAAAAGAGCAATGCAACAATACAAGAAGAAACATTTACATTGATTACAATGGAGAGCGAAAAACATTAAGTGAGTTATGTGAAATCCACAATTTGAAATATGGAATTATGTACCATAGGGTTTGCAACTTAGAGCTTCCTTTTGAAATTGCTATGAATTTAAGTGGATTTTGCAAAACGTATTACAACGGGAAAGAAGTAGATTTGAGACTAATATCAAGAGATAAAAAGATCGATTATAAAATTTTATTAAAAGAAATATTGGTAAACAAAAAAGATATAGAACAAGTTATATCAGAATATGGAGGTAAATAAATTGGATGTTAAGAGAATGCATGAAATGATTGAAAAACTTTCTGAATGCGCTAAAACGCAGTTTGACAAGGGTATCGACAAAGTAGATACTTGCGAAATGGGAAAAGTCGTTGATATGATGAAAGATTTGTCAGAAGCCATGTACTACCGTGAGCTGACAAAAACCATGCAGGACTATGACCCAGACGAAGTCATGGAAATGTTTGAACGTTATGGGGATGGCAGCAGACGGTACTATGACCATTACCGCTATGCTGACGGCAGATTTGCACCTAAAGGTCGTGGAACCTACCGCAGAGGTTATGAAGAGCCACCCTATTACCACATGACCCCGGAAATGTATCACCGTGACATGGACAGAGACATGGGGCGTATGTATTACACGGAAACTTCTTCATCCGGTATGCGTGATGCAAGAGAGGGCAGGAGTGGCATGAGCCGCAGAACCTACATGGAAAATAAGGAACTGCATAAGGCGAATACACAGCAGGACAAAGAAGCAAAAGTCCGTGACCTGAACACATACATGACCGAACTTGCAAACGACATGACGGAGATCATCAACGATGCAACACCGGAAGAAAAGACGGTACTGCGGAACAAGTTGTCTGCACTGGTAACAAAAATCGGTTAAAACACTTAAGGGGCTTATTTAGCCCCTTTTATGTTGGAGGTGGTAAGTTGTTCACGATAAATGGAATGGACTGGAATTTAAGGATCGTAGGCAGTCACAGCCCTATGCTGATGCGTTCTGATGGTACATATACGTTTGGCATGACAGATAGAAACACAAGAGACATTTACATATCAAATATGATTCATGGTAATTTCTATGATCGTGTGCTGTGCCATGAATTGTGCCATGCGTTCTGCCTATCCTACAATTTGACTATGGATATTCAGACGGAAGAGATTGTTGCCGACTTTTTGGCTACCTACGGAAGAGAAGTGTTTGCGCTGGCTGATGAATTGATAAGTGGATACATGGAAAGAATGGCATAGAAAAGGGCATCCGCAAGGGTGCCCTTAAAATCCTATATTCTATTGTAATTTAATAACTTCTTTGTTACCCGTCCAGAAACTTGTTTCGTATTCCAGTTCAATACTCTGCGCATCCTGCGGAACTACAAATGCAATCTTGTAAGATGTTTTTCTGCCGCTTGAAAGATTCGCATTCAAAGAAGAGTTATCCACAACACTGTAATTTTGTTCACAATCTGTATCGTCTGCGTAACACTGGAAATCGTAGATGCTTACATACTTATCATCTTTACTGTTGTTCTGATAGGAAACATCAATCATAATGTATTTTGTTCCATCAGCAGGAGCGTTCCAACCGTATTCATCCTCATAATCAGTGTAGTCAAGGTCAAAATCATTAATAGTAACTTGCAAGCCGTCCGCATCGAATGTGTAACCGGGAGAAATAACAGTACCTCTGGGTGCTTCTACCTCTTCAACCTTTGATTCCGGTGTACTTTCTGATACTGCGGTAGAACTTTCTTGTATTGCAGAAACAGATGCCTGTGTGCCGGTAGATTCCTTGTTACTATCGGATACACTATTTACAAACAATGCCATAATGGCAAAAATAATAATTCCGATAATAGAGCAAGTCAGTCCTGCGATAGCAGTGCCGTGTTTCTTGTCTTTCTGACATAGTGCAATGATAGCAAGAACAGCACCTATAATTCCCGGCACAATTCCGAAAGCTATACAAGCTGTCAAAATACTGATGATTCCTAAAATCATCGAAGCAATTCCTAAACCACTTTGTTTCATAGAGTAATTACCCCTTTCATTTTGAATTTTATAAAATTTTAACACATTTGTGATATTCTGTCGATAAATAGATGTGAAGTATTGAAAAAAATTTAATGTGTTTCTTTTGATACCCCCGTAGGTCTGTATTTTCAACCGAAAATCTCGTTTTCAGAGGTTTTTGAAAGAAAAATTTTCGACAAAATTATAATGCCTTTTTCAAAATACCCCCCGGGGTAGCACTTTTCAAGCTGAAAAATCCGTTTTCAGAGGTTTTTCGCAGATTTTTTCAGACCGATTCAAGGTGTGGAACATCTGTGCACTTCTGCAGTGCACGTTTTGGACGTGTCACCGTGTCGCAGCTTTCGCAAGGTCTCCGACTGCCGAAAGCATGGAATCATACGCAGACCGCAACAGCTCCGCAGATTCCGGAGACATACCACCGGCGGCAGTCTCAACCCGCATGACGGTTTCCAGCCGTTCCCCAGCATCCGCTACGCTCTCCATAATGTCATACACATGACCGATTCCCACTTTTCGCATTTTTATAAAATCCCCCTTGTAATATTTAATTGTACACCAAAACAGCGCAATCCGTCAATATATCCGGGCGCAGGATCTGACCGGATCAGGTGGAAGAGTAGCACAAATAGACCACATAAAGCGGTAGCATTTCACCCAGAACACGACAAAAAGACGGCTTGCAACCGTCTTTTATCTGTTTTCAAGTTCAAAAATTGCCCACCGCAGGGCGGCGGCTGTCTCCGTGTCTTTCTCTCGCTCCGCACGCTCTAACAGATTGTAAAGTCTTTCAAGGTTCTTTTCTTTCATCCTATGGTAACCTCCTATTTTTAATTTTTGGGTATAATTCGCCCATAAAACCGCCGCCGGTAGTGATCCGGCTGGCATCCTCTGCGGCGGCTATTGTTCGCAGTTTATATCTGCAAGCTCTTTGCGTATTTCCTTTATCTCTGCAAGGTATACCGGGTTATCTTTGCAGGCTTCGAGGTTGTCCAGTCGTCTTATTAGTTCTTCTTTTCTGCGTTCGTTTTCGCTCATGGCGTAATTCCTCCATATTTTCAATTTTTCCCGTTTCCGGGTAAAAGCAAGCCGGGGCATGATCCCCGGTGTAAGCCTGTCTTACTTGCTTAACTCTTTATAATACCGGAGCACATACCCGGCAAGCATTGCAAAAATTAGTAATATAAAATTCTCCATGCTCTTATTCTTTTCCCCCCATATCGTCCAAAACTTCGGCGATTGCCTGCCCTAACAGATAACATCTAATTGTTACGTCCATTTTTTCCCAGTCCTCAGATAAAAACCATTCTCCAACCGTTGCGGCATCTGTTCCGAACTCTTCGCAAGCATCTTTTAAAAGATCAATGTTATCTTTAATATATTCCTGCGCCTGTGCTCTGCTGAAAGTGTAAGATCCGCTTGCGTTTCCGGTTACGCTGTCTTCTGTAAAAAGCTCATCATTTAAGTAGCTTTCCAGCTCGTCACGGTCTGCATAATCTGCTAAATTGATGTTGTCGTTGATGTACTCTGTAATGTCGTTTTTCATAGCTTCTAAATAGTTATACATATTGCTTTACCTTTTCACCCGTGTTATAATTTGGGTGCCTTTCTTTTTTGGGTGCCGCTCGGGTGATCTTGGTAGGATGCCGGGCGGCTTTTGTTTTCTGCTGTTAATGCTATTATATATTGAGTAATTGCATAAGTCAATATAAATTGAGTAATATTTTACAAAATAGCATATTGCACAATTAAACAATGAATAAATTGAGTAATTTATACAAAAAGAATGTTATATATTGATAAATTAAATTGAGTATACTATAATAAGTAAAAAGGAGGTGCACAAAATGGAATTATTGGAAGCAAAAAGAAAGTTAGAACAGCGTTACAACAAGCAAAACGAGTACAACAAATCTAAATATGATCGGGTATCTGTCATGCTACCAAATGGATATAGGGACCAGGTGAGAGCAGCAGCAGAAAAGGACGGCTTAAGCCTAAACGCTTATATATTAGAGGCAATAAAAGCAAAAATGAAAAATATTGAGTAATTTATAAAAATGTATTGACATAATAAATTGAGTAATGTATAATACAATTACAAACAAACGAAAGGAGCGAACGACATGAAAGGAACGCCGGAGCAGATCACAGCAAAGAAAGCCGCCCGGATCCGTTCAAACGTCCGGCAGTTCTTCCAGTACTACCGGGAACAACTGGAAACAACGGAATCCGAACGGCTGAAAGAATTTAACCTGGCAGAACTCCAGGCACTGGAGACGGTGCAAGCGGAAACGCTCCAAGCACTGGAGAACATGACAGACCCGGAGTTATTAGCCAGCAAGACCGCATACGGTGACAGGGTGTTAATTGACCGGATCACAGCGAGAGCGGAACGGATCAGAAGAACGGGAAGAGCAATAGCATAAACAGGAATTAAGCAGGTTTAACAGCCTGCTTTTCTTGATCTATTTTCACTGCGACATTTTAACGTGCTAAATTTTGTAGACAAATTGTAGACATTTTGTAGACGCAGATTAATATAGATTAGATTAAATAAAAGGAGATTAAATAAAATAAAAGTAAATAAGAGCAGAAAGGCAATGATATACCAAGTATATATAAATACTAGAGCCGACCGGCTGCCACCATACACCCATCTGCAAAAATTACCTGTCTGTCTGTTAAAAAATCCCATTTGTCAAATTTACACGGATGATATTTTTTAATCGAATGATTTTTATATGCTCAGAATCACCGGTAGGCATACCACAATAACAAATTGTCAAATGTGTAAAAGGTTGTTGTGGATTTATAAATAGGTCTTGTGTTATGATAAAAGCAGTTAGGGAGCCGACGTTAACACGGTGCGAGTGACAGCGGTGCAAATCCAACCCCCTCTGGATATGCATCCGCCCAGATTGTAACCAAGACCACCGGAGCCGACAGACCGGAACCGATCAGAAGTCACTAGCTGATCACTTTTGTAAATTTATGTTTTACCTGATCTGTGGAGGAGATCAAAAGACATAGGTTTATTGAGTGATGCTTGTGATTTTTTTATTGCAGATTTTCAGGAGGAGCAGAAATGGAAAAAGTTGAAAATACAGAAACATCCCAGGTATATGAGAATGACATGGAGCTATATCTTTCCCAATTCTGCAAGGATCAGAAAATCGATGATATTAGACAAGAGTCTCAAAGCGTTTGGAATGCTGCGCTTATGTATATCAAACGACATGCTTTTAATGATCCGGATTGTCTTAAATCTAAAGAGATGCACAATATAGACGGGTTTTTAGGTGGTTATAGTAATTATAACGCTTATAACTATAAGTTAATTAATCGTATATGTGATTATTATATATATATGTGTATGATGTATGACAAAGAAGTATCTGCAATAGGGTTTAGCTTATTAACAGGTATAGACAGATATACGATAGCTACTTGGAGAGACGAGGGAACGAAATCAAGTCCATTAAGTTCTGACATCGGCAAAAAGATATCGGATTTCCGTGAAGAATCTTTGAGCGCAAAACTTGCCACGGCAAAGCGAAACCCTGTTGGAATCCTGGCAATACTGAATAGGCATTACGGGTGGAATCTTCCTGGCGTGTCCAGAGAGCAGCAGAACCGCAAGCAAGCCTTAACCGCTTCGGATTTGCCACAGTTAGGCGGTGCAAATGGACAAAATACATCAATGTTGACCGATTCCGGAGCGTATGACAGTAACAACATAGATGCGAATGATTAGCAACAACAGCAAAAACATGCGGAAACATGGGATAGTTAAGGATGTGTCAATAAAGACTGCGTGAAAGAATAGTTTAACGCATAGTTGAAAAGCCGCATAGCACACCGGGGGAGGGGGTCTGACAGGACCAGCGAACAGCCCCTACTTAGTCCCTCAAATTTCCTCAAAAACAAAAAGACCCTTAGGAGGTGTACCACATGATTTTCATTTACATAGTTTTAGCATGGATACTGGTTCAATTACATGCTCCTGCATGGGTATATATCATATTCATCATCGGAGTATTTTTAAGAGCAGTAGTCACTGGTAGAGATTAAGCGTATGCAGATATTTGGGAAAGAGATAAAAGACGAATGTTCAAAATGCGGTGAAGTCCTGCAATGCGAGTTGTTTCTGCAAGGTCACGGAATCAAGAGAGACCGTGAGAACGTTACGGAAATGGTTAGCTGTCAGATGAAGCACCAAAAGAGCAGACTTGATAAAGAGCCTAAAGAAGATTTGTCAGTTAAGGAGAAATGCGAATTGCCACCGGAGATTAAAGAGATCTACACAGAGGTTTGGAAAATACATAAAGAGTGTGCTAATCCGAAAACGGATGATGACTGGTCGTATCTTATCCGGCAAGGCAATCTGCTGATTAAAATGCACAACAATAGCCAGTTTACTAAATCACTGGTAATGGCAATGATTGATGAAATTGAAGGAAGGACGAAAAAAAATGATCGGATTCATGATTTTAAAAATAATGACAACCGCAGTAATGGCGTTTTTCACAATAGCAAGTGCATTTTATGCTCCTAAACAGAAAACAGCATTAGACGGAATAATTTTATTTGCATTCGCAATGTTTCTTGTTTTTGGAATAACTTTTATGTGGGTATAATTTATGTGGTTACCGGAGATTATGCGAATTATCCCATATCACAATGTTGAATGGGTTAAATTCATAAAGCCATTGTTATTGCCGAATATCCGGTGTTGTGTTGGCATTGGATATGTGGCAGAGAAATCAAGGCATCAAGAGTGTATGTAGCCTGTGTGTGGGAAACGAAAAATGGAATAATGCGTTTGACAACACAAAGTTTTTCAAAGTACCGTACACAGGCGTGACAATTTTTTTTAGATAAAGATAGGGTGTTTCACAAAAATAATCCGGGAGCAGATGGTCTTTCTCCCGGAGCTTAGGACTATCGCCAAGCGGTAAGGCACAGCACTTTGACTGCTGCATCCCAGGTCCGAATCCTGGTAGTCCTGTTTCGCAGATGTTTTCTTCTTTCGGTCTTTGCCATCTGCGAATATTCCACCTACATGGAATACTCCTTTCACCTCATAGCGGAATGCTGTTAAGAGCCGTCGCAAGGCTCGTGAGGGTTTTCCACGTAACCGCTTGAAGCCTTGCAACCATATAGCGGTGAAAAACTTTATCTGCGTCGATAAGACGATACCGTGATTGCAATAATCGGTAGGTAGCAGATAGGTGTGCCAGAAGTTTAGTCGTGGTTATACGGCACAGGTTTTGGGGAAATATGCATAGTGGCGATTGCAGCGGTCTGTAAAACCGTGACATTAGAAACACCGAAGGTTCGACTCCTTCTTTCCCCACGATGTTGGATCGCAACCAACTAGCAGGTAACTGGCGGATGCCCTGCGAAAATAAAAATAGCCATAAGTGTTGCGCTGCGTCAGCGCCTTAAATGTAGGCATACAGCTTATGGAAACGCACATTGGGATGTAGCGCAAATGGAGAGAGCAACGGGCTTCTAAGCCGTGGGGTATGGGTTCGAGTCCCATCATCCCAATAGGTGTTGTTGCAAGTACACTCCGAGTATGCTTATTACAGAAGCATAGGGGATAAATACACCGGTTAATGTTTTATCTCATGGGAACTTGATAGAGCCGCTTGCGGCTGACTAAAAGATCCTTGGGTGGTGATAACCAAGTAAAAAACCACCGATACGCAGATATGGTGTAATGGTAACACAGTAGCTTGCTAAGCTATCCAGCAGAAATGCTGTCAAGGTTCGAGTCCTTGTATCTGCGCTAAACTTACGACAATCAACCTGGGAAAAGGTTTGCCGTAAGCGGTATAGAAAGTCCGCATGAGATTGTACAAAGTAGTGGCAAAAGCAATTTCGGATATAGCAGTTCCACTACACTGCTATATTTGCCGTATGTCCGGGTGGTGAGGGAGCGGTCTTGAAAACCGTTGGCTGTAAAAGGCTTGCAGGTTCAAATCCTGTGTACGGCGTGCGTCGATGAAGGATTCGACCAGTGGTTGCTATTGAGAAGTGAAAATTCTAGAAAGTAACTTTGTTGAGGTGGTGACAAATCCTCTTGTTTTGGAAAGCAATGAAAAAGTTTGACCGTTTCAAGTTTCAAAAAATCGTGAAAACTTTATATACGTCTGTCTGTTGGTCAGAAAGAGGTCTCCAAAACCTCTAACGAAAGTTCGATACTTTCCGGGCGTGTTTATCTTTATCTCCACTTAGTCTGGCACTACTGCAATAGTTCAGGTCGATGGGAGATGTATGGATAGTAGTTGCTCATTATCGGTTAACGAAAAACACTTCTGCGAGTAGAATTTGCAGATTCAAAAGTAGTCGTACCTTGTTTGGGTCGGGTGGGTTCGACTCCCACGGCAACTATTCCCTAGCTAAAACGTAAGCCACATATGTTTAGCGAAAACCAAGCCTATGAAGTAGAGAACAGACAAGACTGTGAGATTGTGTGGATAGTCAGTGACAAGTAGGCGGTGCACATTTGGTTATGGCAAGCGCAAGCCATAAAAGGTTTTACTGTGCGATTCCCATGCATAGCTTCAGTGGAAGAGCGGCATCCGCATAGGATGTGTGTCGGCGGTTCGATTCCGTCTGCATGGGTTACGGAGGATATGAGGATGAATGATTTCTTAAAGTTTTTTGATGAAAAGACACAAGATTTTCCGATGCATCTTGAAATAACATATAGCAAGATATGTGACTGGGGAATCTATATTTACAAACGAGGATGCGCAAACGACTATCCTGAGTGTAGAAGAGATGGTGATGATGCGATTCTCGTACATGAAAATGATACGGACATGGAATTATGTTTTGCAAGGGCGCATGTCGCATTGAAAGAATGGCTCAGTGAAAATAATGGCGGATATTAAAAGAGGATGAGTAAATATGTTTAGAGACTGCTCTGCTTGCAAATACTGTTCTGTCAATTATTCTTTTGACGAAGAAACAGGGGACGAATATCCCATTTATGAGTGTACAAAAGGTAATGATACAGATTTAGATTTTGAATGCAAAGATTTTAAGAAATATAAACCGAGAAAGTATGTTGAAAAAGATACGGAATGTGATTGTTGCCAAAACGCCCATTTTTGCTCAAGATTATCTGGTATTGCTTTTGACTGCACAAATATGTTTGATAAACATAGTCACGTTTTATATAGTCGTGACTACTGTTGTAAGATAAACGGTTCAAAATGGAACGATATATTAAAATTGCGAGAATCAGGACTGAAAGATTCTGAAATTATAGAAAAAATCAGCAATGAGAAATTAGCGGAAATGGTTCGATACGTAAAAGAAAATGGGATTGAGTTACCGGAATCCATAAAGGAGCAGTGCCGCAAGGCAGGATACGAGGTGTGAGCAGAAAGTTGGTGGAAGAATGAAGCCATTAGAAGAAATATTTTTCAGAGCTTGCTTGAATGAGCAGAAAAGAAAATTACATTCTAGCGATCGGGAATTGAGCATAAGAACTATTGGTAATATTTTTGAAAGGCTTGGATTTTCGTATAAGCAGTTAATGTATTATGTCAGAAAGTGGTGTGACAGGGGTTTTTATGATTATGGAGTGACACTTGACTTAGGCTGGTTTGAATTTGATAAGCTGACCGGAGAATATAAGCAGATTTATGATTCTATGACAAGTACGGACGGATGGAAAGATGGAGAACTTGCAAGTTATATTGTCAGTAATTCGTTTAATCGGGAACGAATAACAAATTTTGCATTGAAAAAGCATCTTGAAATTGGAAAAGATGAGGACTTCTTCAATCCATACAAAGTGGTGTAACTGTATGCACAACAGATGAAAATGGAACACAGGTTCAAATGACAAGGCGTACAGATGAATTAACATAAACAAAATCACCGGCTAACAAATAGAGTTGGTCGCTAACCTAGAACAATTATAGGCAGAGGTCTATAAGCATCTCTGCGACAGCGTGGAGGTGCTTTTTCTTTTGGCAAGTCAGAGCCTTATATCGGCAGTAAACAGCTATGACAATTACATACAGCGCAAGGGAATTGATGAACAGGTCATTGATGCGTACATAGAAGCCTGCAGAGTGGCTATAAATGGCGAAAAGGATATAACTTATGGCTTACAGATAACAAACCGTTCTAAAGGCATTGTAGAGCGTTTTTGCATGGAAAGGACAGGAGGTAGAATACTTGACCTTGAAAAATACAGCCAACAACATGAAGAAAAATACAGCCTTGTTGATGACTATTACAAAACTCTTCTGATTGAAGCACATTACCGATTTGAAAGCTTCATGCTATACATGGAAAAGAACAGACCGGTAGAAGAGAGATTTTATCAGCCGAGAATAAATCCATTACGGCAGGTAGCACAGCTTATTCAAGATTTGTACGATGATGTGCTTGATGAAGGAATGGTGTTTTGTCCCGGACGAATCGGTAAGACACAAATAGTAAAAATGGGTAATCTGTGGTTCGGCTCTAACAGACCGGAACGGTCTAATCTGTATTCGGCATATTCGGACAAAATTACTGGTGGTTACTATGACGGCATCATAGAAATGATTACAGACCCGACATACACATATGCTGAAATATATCCAAACATAGTTGAGAAAAAGTTAGTCACTGATGGAAAAGATTTGACAGTAGACCTTATCCGTAAAAAGACATACCCAACATTTACCATGCGAAGCATTTACGGAACATTGAATGGTGCTTGTGACTGTGACGGGCTTGGAGTTTATGATGACTTATTCAGCGGTATTGATGAAGCATTGAGTGAAGATAGGCAAAATACTGTATGGGGAAAATTCGACAACAACTTTATGCCGAGAATTAAGCCTGGAAAGGCTAAATTGTTGGGGATAGGAACACGTTGGGCGAAAAAGGACGTTCAAGGTAGACGGTTAGACCTATTACAAAATGATCCTGAATACAAAGGCATACGGCACAGAGAGGTTATTATTCCTGCACTAAATGAAAACGGAGATAGCAATTTTGATTATCCGTATCATTTGGGATATACAACTCTTGATTACAAAAGACGTATGGCATCTTTTGAGAACAATGACGATATGGCATCATGGTTTGCACAGTATCAACAGGAGCCTATTGAAAGAAAAGGTCAGATGTTCAATGTCGATATGATGAATTTCTTTAATCCGGCAGAACTTGAAGGAATAAGACCTGATAGGATATTTGCAGCTAATGACCCTGCTTATGGTGGCGGTGATTTTGTATCAATGCCTATCTGCTATGAGATTGACGGAGAACATTATATCACTGATGTTGTCTACAATGACGGTGATAAGGAAATTACCATACCGGAAGTTACTTCACGAATGGAAAGACATTTAGATAAATTTAATAATAAGACAGCAGAAGTCCATTTTGAGGAAACAAAGACAACATCAGCATACCGTACAGATTGTGAAAAGATATGGGAAAAAGACGGATATCCTATTAACACAAGTCATGATCCGGCAGACAATCAGACTGCAAAAATGGATAGAATCAAAAATCATGCTCCAGACATACGAAAACTTCATTTTGTGGACATGAAATATCAAACAAAAGAGTACAGAAAGTATTTTCAAAATATTTTGTCTGCTACTTTTGAAGGGAAAATGAAGCATGATGACGGGATAGATTCTACGGCACAACTATGTGACATGATTTACGGAAATAAAAGAATGGCAAGAGCAGAAGCAATTCAAAACCCATTCTCTTTCGGACGGAGGTATTGATATGACAACCAAAGAATATTTAGGGCAGATAAGCCGCCTTAATCGTATGATAAATAATAAACTCACGGAAATCGCACAACTCAAAGATATGGCGGTAAGCATATCTGCTACGCAAAGCGGTGAAAGGGTACAGACTACACCGAATTTTGACAAAATAGGAACAAAATATGCCAAAATTGATGAAATGGAACGGAAAATAGATGGCATGGTGGACGAACTTGTCGATAAAAAAGAGAAAATCATACAGCAGATAGACAGCATGGAAGATGAAAACACATACAATATTCTGTTCGCAAGGTACATCGAAAAGAAAACTTTTGAAGTGATCGCAACAGAAATGAAATATTCATGGAGACAGGTTGTCAGACTTCACGGAACTGCATTGAAACAGTTTGAAAAGAAATACGGAGAAGGGTATTTGAATGAACAATGTCATTGAATGTCATATATAAAAAATGGTAATGTTAAACTGAAGAAAATATTTAAGATGCTTTCTAATCCTCCTAAAAGGTGAATGACCGGAAATACCGTCTGCGTTATGTGGGCGGTATTTTTGTGCGCAGAAAAGAGGTATTTATGATTTTTAACCAAAAAATTAGAGTGTACTGTCCGGGATGCGGAAGGTTGGTCGGTGAATGCAGTTCAAAATCACACATCGACAAGACATATAAGTGCCGGAATTGCGATAAGATGGTTGTTTACCATACGGAGACCGGAGAACGTGAAATCAAAAAACTTCCCAAAAGAGACCAGAGCAGCGGAATGACATTTATGTAGGTGAAAATATGAACACTATGAAATTTCAAGACCTTGTAAAGGGTTGTCACGGTAGAAAAATTGCATATACGGATGTGGAGCAGATAACCAAAGACAACATTGTAAAGGTTGTTGGTGATTGCATAGGTGTTTTTAATTACAATAAGTCGGTTATCAAGTACTTGTGGGAGTACTACAAAGGAGATCAACCGGTACTATACAGAACAAAGCTGTCAAATGAGGATATAACGAACAAAATCGTTGAGAATCATGCTTATGAGTGGGTACAGTTCAAGGTTGGTCAGACTTACGGAGAGCCTATTCAGTTTGTCAGCAGAAAAGATGATGAAGCTGTAAATAAGGCAGTAGATGAACTGAATGAGTACTTAGCAGATGCAAATAAGCATGAGAAAGACATAAAAGCTGGTGAGTGGCAGTCGGCAACCGGAACATCATTCAAAGCTATTCAGATTGTGAATGGAGATGTGCCTATCCGTGTGGTTGCACCTAATCCTCTGAACACGTTTGTCATTTACAACCGCAGTTCCGAAGAACCGATTTTGGCGGTACAGGAATTAAAAGATGAAAATGGAGAGTGGTACAAACTTTGCTACACAGAATCCTATGAATGTAAGATAAAAAACAGTGCGGTTGTTCCTGATACATGGAAACTTCATGGATTTGGTGGTATTCCGATTGTAGAATTTCCGAACAACCATGAGCGGTTGTCTGATATTGAACTTGTTATAGATCTGTTGGATGCAATCAATTGATATTGTCAATATTGGTTGACACATTTATCTCAAAGATATCATTTCCTATGCAGCCAGGCCCAGAGATTGGTAGTATCTCTGACGCTTAATCATAGGAGGAAGCCCACCGTTGGCAGAGCAGATCCTCCTGTTGTTCCAGTAACTGATGAAATATCTCCAAATAAGAACTCTCAGCTCATCCGTGGTCAGGCTTTCCGTATTGTAGCGGTCATAGAGAAGCTCGCTTTTCATTCTGGCCCACATGCTTTCACATCGAGCATTATCGTGGCACCTGCCACCATCACTGTTCATGCTTTGTATAATGCCATATTTAGAAAGCGCCTGACGGTAGGTTTCACTGGTATATTGTCTTCCTCTGTCGGAGTGCACAATGGCACCTCGCAGATCAGGATGCGCCAGATAGGCATTATCCAGTGTATGCTCACACAGAGTTGCCTTCATGTTTGTTTCCATTGCCAGTCCCAGAACGCTGGAATCAAAGCAGTCGAAGATGGCTGAAACATACAGTTTTCCATCTTTTGCCTTGATTTCTGTGATATCAGTTACGCATTTTTCAAGTGGCTTATCAGCCTTGAACTCTCTCTTCAGAAGATCATCTGACTTACGTGCTTCCCGATCAGCCTTGGTAATGCCATTTGGCTTGCGCTTTGGCCGATGGACAAGTCCTATTTCATCCATAACCCTGTAAACGGTTCGTTCACTGGGGATCTTGATTCCCGTCGGATTCTTAAGGAGCAGTGCTTGGTACATGCGAATACGTCCATAGGTATCATTGCATTCATCCTCAGCATGGATCACTCTCATGGCATCAGCAAGATCCTGATATTTCCAAGGGCGATCTTTAATAGCAAGATATTTGTAGAAACCCTGGCGGCTGACGCCAAGCATCCGGCAATAGAATGAGAGTTTTCCCTTAATCACGCCGTCTTTCGTTTTTATGGCAATGAACATCATTCTTTGGTTCTTGCTGACTTCCGACGGCTGGCTGCGAAAAAAGCGCTTGCTTCCTCGAGAAATTCATTTTCCTCTTTCAGACGCCGGATTTCTTTGTCCTGATCTTTAACGCGTTTGCGGAGCATGGCAAGCTCCTCAGCAAGACTCATCGCGCTTTCCGGAGTATGTGCACCGTCGCCAATATCCAATGTGCCTGCTCTAACTGCTTTCAGCCATGTGTGGATGGTTCCTTCTGGGATACCTAATTCTTTGGCTGCCTTAGCACCGCCGATTTCTTTGGCAAGTTTGACAGCCTGGATCTTATATTCCTGGTCGTATTTACGTTGGGTTCGTGACATTGAGAGTTCCTCCTTATTCTCTTTTATTATACATGAATTCCTTGAGAATAAGGTGTCAACTTTATTTATACAACATCATTTTAACTTCTTCGTTAAATTGTGTGGCAGTTCAGTCAATGGCTTCTTATCTTTTACGAAAGGAGCATTTGCTATGAAAGTTACTTATCAAACCTGTTGTGGTGTCGATGTTCACAAATCATTTCTCGTTGCCACAATAGTAAAAACTACTGGCGGTATTGAACCTTCTTATCAAAAGAAACGCTTTTCTACATTCAACAATTTTATTCTTGAATTTAAGCAATGGTTGCTAGAAAACAATTGTCATGATGTCTGCATGGAATCTACGGGTAAATACTGAGTTCCTGTCTTTAATCTTCTTGAGGATGAAATCAATGTCGTAATTGCTAACCCTAAATGGGTAAAAGTTGTCAAAGGCAACAAAGATGACACCAAAGATTCTAAATGGATTGGAGATTTATTCCGTCTTGGACTTGTAAAAGGCAGTTACATTCCTTGCAAAAAAAACGTATTCTTAGAGAATACACAAGATATCGTTATAAACTTATTTCCTGCCGTTCCAGCGAAAAGAATCGATATCAGAATGCACTTACTGTTTGTAATGTCGCACTAGACTCTGTAGTTTCCGATATCTTTGGGAAGTCATCCACATCCATTATTGATTATCTACTTCAACAATCGGATACTTCTATCAACCACGAAGAAATCGCTTCAAAACTTCTTAGGAGCCTCAAATCCAAAGAAGATTCTGTGATTGAATCCATAGAAGGATATCAGATGACTGATTCCCAAAAATATCGCATGTGCCTCGTCCGCGCACATATGAATTATATCATAGCAGAAATCAATGATGTAGACTCTATGATAGAAAATTTGATTTCTTCTGATCCTGATTATGAAAATGCTATCCAGTTTCTTTCTACCATTCCGGGTGTTAAACGTGATAGTGCAATCACTATCATCTCCGAAATAAGTATTGATATGTCTCAATTCTCCAGTTCCAAACGTCTCTGTTGCTGGGCTGGTTTAACACCAGGAAGCAACGAATCTGCTGGTAAGAAAAAATCTGTCCGTATAACACGTGCCGGTGTTTACCTCAAACCTGCATTAATACAGTGTGCCCATGCAGCCGTGAAATCGGATAAATCTCCTTACCGCAAAAAGAAATATGAATCTCTTGCGAAACGTCGTGACAAGAAAAGAGCCATTATCGCTATTGCTCGTATGATTCTTACCGCTATCTACCAGATGCTGTCTACTGGAGAAGTTTGGAATCCGAGCGACTTATACAAAATCGATATGCCTATACCACTTGTTGAAAAACAAAAAGCTAAGGCTATCAAACAAGCCAAGCCTTGTCTTCCTATATGCAATACCGTGAATCACAAATGGAAAATTCTACTTTAACAACAAATAAAGAAACAGCATGTGACGATATGTCACTTGAAAACCATAATATGGATTTAGAAACCACCAAAAATCGATTACTATTGTTTAATGATACATTACAAAAAAAGAAAGGGAATGACTAATCCAGTCATTCCCTTCTTACTTGATAGGAACTAGAACTTATCATCCTGCTCCACTTCCTTAATTTCCGTTTCCCAATTTATAACTTTATATTTGCCGTTACCAATCTTTTCATAATCATCATACATTGGTTTATAACACCGGGTAGGAATATTCGCACAACATCTATATGTTAGATGAGCACTCACAGTTCCTTCCGGATACTTACCTCCACTCCTACGCATAGCTGCAATGGCTTCAGCTCTACTAAACTCATTTTCTCCAGTTTCAATAACAAAAGCTCGCATAACTGCAAGTAATTCCTCTCGACAATTTTTATACATATGTATTCTCCAATCTCAATTTTATTATGAGTTTGGGCTCTTAAAATCATCGTTTCACAAGTGGTAAATAAGTGGTAATCGTTAATTACCGTTGAAATATTTCCCACAGAATCAAGGTTTTCACTGGATATTCAAATGCTGCCCCAATAGTTGCCGTTACCAGTTTTTAAAAAAATCCACTTCTGTAATCTTACGCTAAAATATACCTCATTTCAGTACATTTTCAGCCCTAAAAAACTGCCTTTCAAAAGTAAACGTCAAAACCTGCGCCTTGGCTAATTAGTTTTTTTATGCCACACTCTAAATGACACGAAAAAACTACTAGTTTTTTGGAGGAGGCTAAAGCGCATGGATCAATTAACTCACACT